CTACTGGAGCTCGTGCGCAAGTACTCTCTAACCTTCGGGCAGATGCTATCTGTCCTAGGTTACGGGTACCGAGCAAAAGCTTCAGCATCGAAACGCCTCTTCTCATTACCAAAACGATTACGTAACTACATAGTCACGTTCTATGGTCCTGGGGGGCCGGGTTACACGGGTCTAAAGGGGTGGTTACCATTGAAATCGGTAACCTCCTTGTATAAGACCTCGATGACTCGGGTTCACGGTCTTTGTAGATTATTCTTCGAGAGTGAGGTAAAACTCATTCTTGAATACCTAGATTCTTATTCAGAGCTGATCGCTCTGGCTAAGAAGTTAGGGACGGTTTACAGAGATCGTGAACATTATGGCACGACACCTAGAGATCCTTCTCGACAATCGGAACATGGAGGGATTGAAGCCACTACACCTAGTGAGGTGGTGGATTCCCTAAATGAGACGGTTTATCGGGAGGCTTTCTTGGATGTGGTCATAACTGCCCGGGACCTTCGTACTAAACTAGAGGAGGTCTTAATAGACCCGGCCTCCTCCCTTGACTGGGAGAGCCTGGAGAACCTGTGGACTCAGTTCCGAGAAATTGAAACTGAGTTCGCGGCTTTACCATTTCCACGTAACATTCAAACCCGGGTGTCGGAGGGTAAACCTCCTACATCTGAGTCTAAAATGTTGAAGAGATGGTATCGTTACTCTAGTACGTTTAGGGCGACTGTTGACCCAGTCAACAACTCTTAGATGTACAAGTGGTCGGGAGAGGGGACTCTTCCGATGCGGTATCTTGAGCTCGGCTCTGAAGCTAATTGTTAGAACAGGAGTTGAAATAGACCACCTACTAATAATTAGTGAAGTAGAATATCCAAATCGCTTGAGTAACTTCAAGAAGAGACGCCGAATCGAGGTGATCCAACGTATCGTACCTGAGATCGGCTCTGAAGACGAGTGGGCAAGCTGCCGCTCGGTCGAAGTAGAATAACCAAATCGCTCTGGTAAAGTTCCTTAAGCAAGAACGTGACAGAGAAGAGACGCCGAATGGGACCCTCCCTGTACGATACTGCGGGGATCCGCGAATACCGTAAGTTAAGCTTGAGATCGGCCTTGAAGCCGATCCCGGAACAGGAGCTGAAATAGGCCACCTACTTGGATCGGTGAAGTAAGATAACCAAATCGCTATCTGAAAAGATAGAAAAGACGCCGAATCGTGTAATACGACTTGACATACACTAATATCTAAGAGCAGGAAAGCGATCCACCCGGATTGCTCTGAGTGTGAGCGGGTTTACAGTCGAAAGACCGTCGACCTTAGGTTGCCTTTCCTTCGCACGGAAGGGTATTCTGATAGTGCTCACATGAGGTAGGAAACGAATCCTGTCTAATGTTGATGGTTTCTCCGTCAAACAGGGACCCAGAGGAATACATAACTCTGGAAAACCTGTGAAACATTTTTGAAACGCATCTGAGCGTAGCAGGG